ACACAACAGTTCTTTTCACAAGCGTGAGAACGGTTAATATCCATTAATTGTTCTCCATTTTGTGAAAGAAATTGACGATATTGAAAACTATTTTGAATACCATTTTCGGCTTTAATTAAGTTATTGATATAACAACTGGGTCTGTAATCGGTGAAATGACGACCATCAGCCATTCTTGGAGGGCATCCAAAGAATTTATTATCACTAGTTTTATAACAAGACGACATTTTATAATTTAATTTAATTTAATTTAATTTAATTTAATTTAATTTTAATACAAGATTTTTTATAAATTTAGTAATTTATAATAATGCTAGATATTTTTTTAATTATTTTTGACTAAAGAAATTAAAAATTATTTTTAATTAAAATATTAAAATATTAAAATATTAAAATTATAAAATTATAAAATTAATTAAGATGATTTATTAATTATACTTAAAATTATTTTAATTAAGATTGGAAGACCTGCACTAACAAAACCAACAGAAATACCAATAATTTCAGCATTTTTTTCTTGCATTTCTAATGCTGAAATAAAACTTGTAAATCCAGAAACTAAGCCTACCGTAAAAGATAAAATAAGCCATTGCATAATTCTTCCACCTTTGCTTAAGCTTAAATCTAAACCAAATATTATTGTTGTTAAAAAGAAGAACATTATTAATGTAATTATTAATACTACTAATAAAAATCCACTAAAAGAATTATTTAAATCTTTATATTTAAAATCAGTTAGTGTTGAAGTAGAATTACATATTAAATAATTTTCATTGACACCTTTAGCATCTAATAAAGTTTTTAATTGTTTTAGTTGCTCTTCTGTTAATTTTTGTGTAGGTAGTAATTGTGAATTTTCATCTATTAATGTTTTAAATGATTTAATTGGAATATCACTTATAAAAGCAACTTTATTTCCTATCATATTTACAGCTAAACTAATAAACATAGCACATACATTAAAAGATAAGAACATATAAAAGATTATAAAATATTTTTTATCATCTTTTAATTTTTTTGAATTAAAACCATAGTATATCAAAAATATTAATTGAAGTATTTGTAAAATAATAGTAAAAATTAAAAACCCATAATAACCAGATGCACTTTTGATATTATTAAAATTATCATAATTTAAAGTATTCGCACATATCATTGAGTTATTATTTAAATTTAATTTAGTTATGATATCAGGGTCTGTTAAGCCTAAATCACTAATTTTTAAAGCAGGTTCTATTAATTTTTGATTATCATTAACTTGACAATTATATCCATTTTTTATTTTATTTATTGTTTTTAAACTTATGATAAAAATAATTAAATTAAATATGAAGAAAACTATTGCACTTATATTTATATTAAAAAATTGTAATGTAATACTTTTTTTATAAATTACTAATATTAAATACAATAATGGTATTAAAACAGCCATTATAATAGAAGCTGTATTTATATTTATACCTAATCCAGATTTATTAAATGTAGAATTAACAAATTTTTCTTGTTTATTTTGTAAAGGTAAATATTGTAATGGTTGTTTAATGACTTCATTTTTTAAAAAAGATTCTATTATTTTTTTATTTAAAACAGTTGGATATTCTTGAAATACAATATCAGTATCTGCACTTATATTTGAACTCATTTAATTATTACTTTTAAATTATTACTTTTAAATTTATAGTTAAATAAGATAAAAAATAAAAACTAAAAAAAAACTAAAAAACTAAATTTTTATTGATTATTTTTTGTTGGTGATTTAAATTTTCTTTTAGTTAATAATTTAGAACGTGGTGATTTCATTCGTCCTTTTGATTTATAACTTTGTTTGCAAGTTTTCTTTTTTAATTCTTCGTGTGTTATCTTATCAACTTTAATATCATATTTATGACCTAAAGGACTAGGAGTTTCTTTTAAATGTCTTCTAGCTAAATAAACATATTCATTATGTTTGCTTCCTTGGGTAGTTTCTCTAATAACAACATATAAACTACAACGACCTTTTATTTTTTTTCTTTGACATAATGAACTAACTGCTTTTTTAGCAGCTAATGAAGGAACTTTTGATGTAAATCTTCCTGAACCACTTTTTCCTTTAAATTTAGTTGGACATCCATCAGAGTGATAAGCACTCTCAATTGTATAATGTTTAATATTATTATCGCTCATTTTTATTATTATTTTTTTATAATTTTTAATAAAAATTAATTAAAAGATTTAGATTTTTATAATAATAAAGAGATATATTTTTTTATTTGAAATAAAGTAAAAGATGCAATCTATTTTATTTTTAAGTATATTATTTATTTCAACAACATTAATTTATTTAGCTGTATGTAAAAAAACAATTCAAATAAATATTGAAAATTTTGAAAATACTCAAATAACTAATTCAATTAATAATATTTCAATTGAAAATATTGCAAATCAATTAAAAATTTCACCAACTAGAATCAAAAATTATAAAGAAAATGGTTTAATTGATAATACTGATACTTATTCAATTGAATTTGAAATACAACCTAGAAATATACTTCAATTAAAATTAAATGAACATTCATTAGATGAAATTGAACAAAAATTACTCAAAATGACTCAAGAAAATGAAAGTTTTAATCTTAAAAGTTCAACTGGAAAAGATATATTTTTATCAAAAATTTTAATTAATTCAACTAAAAGTAATAAAATAATTGATGAAAATAAAAAGAAAAAAGATGATTTAATGAAAAACAAAGATAAATTTATTGATCCACAACTAGAAAAATCAATTAAATATCTTAAAAATACTGAAAAAGGATTTACAGATGATTATGACCTAGACCCACGATATTATTTTGATAAAGGTAATTTATTACTAGAAAAAGACCCTAGTATAACACAAACACCTGAAACAACATTAGAACCAACATTAGAACCAACATTAGAACCAACATTAGAACCAACATTAGAACCAACAAAAGAAACTTTTAATTCAAAAAAATTAACAGAAGTAAGAGAATTTTTTATTTAACGGTAAAAAGTTTATAAATTCCAAGGTCTTTGTTTGATTTCCCATTTAGGAGAACCATTCCTGAATAACTTAATATCAATTGGTTTAAAAAAATCATTTGGGATTATTTCATCAGTTGCAGAAATAACTTGATTAATACTTCTTTTAACTCCTAAATCTTTTGAAATATCTTTTCTATTAATATCAAAAATATTTTCTTGAGCGAAATTAGCAGGTAAATAAGTCATTTCATTATTATATTTATTTTCAAATTTTTCATTAATATTATTAATAGCAAATTCATTATTTTCTAAATATTTAATTCTTTTTGAAAATTCATATATAAATATCAATAAAAGTATAAAAATTAAAAAGATATTCATTTATATTTTTGTTGAAAAGTTTATTTTACTTTTAATTAACAAAACTTTTAAAACTTTTATCGTTATTTAGAGTAAGATTAATATTAAAAAATATTTTAAAAAATATTATAAAAAATATTAAAAAATATTAGAAAACATTAAAATATAAAAAATGTCAAATTGGTCTTATAAAAATAATTCAAGATGGTCTTCAATGTATCCTCAATGTTCTTCTAAAAATAATGCTTTACAATCACCAATTGATATATCACCTAGTAATGTTTCTCAAGAATGTGGAACTAAATGTGAATTAACTATTAAATATCGTCCAAGTAAATGTTATATAATAAATGACCATAATACAATTACGATAAATTATGAACCTGGTAGTTATATAATTTATCAAAATACTTGGTATGAATTAACAAAAGCTAAAATTCACGTTCCTAGTTTGCATACTTTTAATGGTAATCATTATCCAGCTGAAATAGATTTATATCATTGTATTGATAATCAATGTGAGTCAGGTTTAATTCTATCTATTCCTTTAAACAGAGGACCAGATTATGGTGAATCAGTTGAGTTCATTAATCAATTTATTAATCAAGCACCTTTAAATAATACTTTAGTAGAAAGAGAAATAACAGTATCTGAAGATTGGAATATTATCAGCTTAATACCTGAAGAAAGAACTTGTTTTATATATAATGGTTCTTTACCTCATCCACCTTGTTCATCTGGATGGACTTGGGTTGTCTTTAATCAACCATCTAGAATTGGATTAACAGCTCTTAAAACTTTACAACATAATATTGTTCAAAAAGCAGGTGAAAATATTAGACCAACAATTGCTAAGAGTGATAAAATGTCAGTTTATAAAGTTTCACACGAATGGATTAAAGTCTTTGAAGAAAAACCTAAAAAAAATAATATCAATAAATTAGATGATTTAAGTGAAGTTCCTATGAAAGAAGATACTTCACAATTAGTACAAATTCAAAAAGTATCAATCTTTGAAGAGTACTTTAATAAATATAGAAAAAATATTAAAAATTTTATGTTATTCTTAGTTATTATATTAATTATTACAATATCAATTAAAATGGCAAAATATATCATTCGTAATGATATTGTTAATAAATATTTAGTTCCTGAAAATTTAAATAGTATGAATATGAATAGGTCCCCTAATAACCAAAATAAAAATTTAGGTAATGAGAATATGCCACCTAATAATATACCACCCAATAATATACCACCGAATAATATACCACCCAATAATATACCACCCAATAATATTAAAGAAAATAAAGGTAATATTAATAAACCCCCAAATAATATACCAAAAAATCAAGAAGGTAAAGGTAATATTAATAAATTACTTAATCAAGAAAGTAAAGGTAATATTAATAAATTACCTAATCAAGAAGGTAAAGGTAATACTAATATACAAACACAAGAACAACAACAACAAAAAAAAGCTAATGAAAATAAAAACCTGCAGTTGATTTAAATTTAATAGATAGTGTAAAAACTGTTCCAGCGCTTTAATTAAGGCTTTAATTTCAAGGCTTTAATTTCAAGGCTTTAATTTCAAGGCTTTAATTTCAAGGCTTTAATTTTTTAATGCGTTTATTTAATTATTTTAATATCATTAATATTAATTGAATATGGGGGATTCTAGTAAAGATAGATTTATTTTATTTAGTTAATTCAATCTTAAAAAAGTAAAATATCTTAGATGATATTTTAAAGTTGTTGCAAGTTAAATAGATTTATTTATTTAACTTTAATTATTTATTAATATTTATATTTATATTTAGTAAAATTAATAAATGGAATCTTAAATACTTAAATTCATTTTGAATTTAAAAATCAATTATTTGATTATTTAGTATTTATTTACAATAGTATTAAGAGCTTATTTGTTCTAATTATTATTTAAAATATTTTTAAGTATTAATCTTAATTGATTAATATTTTAAGAATATTATGTATTGGGGGCATTCAATTGATTGTCGTGAAATACTATTTATATGATTTCGTGTTTTTGGAACTTTTTTCAGGTTATCCATATTCAAAAAAAAATTGAATATGAATATTAATTATTATTATTTTTTTGTACTTAATAATTAATTATATCAAATAATTAATTTTATCAAATAATTAATAAATATGTCTTATCATACTATTACTACTTATACATATTCAAATGTATCTCAAAATGATATCAAATATAAAAATATTGCCAATAATGCAAATAATGCAAATAATGCAAATAATAGTAATAATGGTAATAATGGTAATAATATGAAAACAAATAATAAAAATTATAAAAAACAAAATTTTAAAAATAACAATCATAATAATAATCAATTAGCTAAAAATAATAACAACTATAACAACCATAACAATAATAACCATAACAATAATAATCATAACAATAATAATCATAACAATAATAACCATAACAATAATAATCATAACAATAATAACAATAACAAAAACAATAATCAATTTGGGAATAATAACAATAATCAATTTGCGAATAATATCAATAGTCAATTTGCTAATAATGGTAATTATCTTTTAACAAATCTTCAAAGTGTTCCTATTAATTATGTTTGTCCTGTTATTCAAGTGTCTTCAATTGTACCAGTTGTTTTTACAAAAATGCCACTTTTATTTATTAATTAATTAATTAATTAATTAATTAATTAATTAAAAAATAAAATAATTTAAAAGGTTAAAAATATTATAAAATATTTTCTTGATTAAATTTTTTAATTTTACCATTTTTTAATTTATCATTATAAATGATAATCCATTCATCTAATTCTGTGTCATCAAAATCAGTATCTGACAGATTTTTTTCTCTTCCTAGTTTAATTAAAGCATTAAAAGCACATTTTTGTTCAGTTTGTTGTTTTTCGCGACCATAAGCTGTTGCATAAGTTTTATTATTGTTATCTTTTAAAGAAACCCACCAAATGCGATCTTGATATGCATAATTAGTTGGTTGTTCTTCAAATTCAGCTCCAAAAACTACTTCACCATCGTTAAGAATATAAATATTATCATTTTTATCAATTTGGTATTTTCCTTTTAGACCAAATGTTTGAAAATATGTATTAATTTTTTGTTTATAATTGCTGTCTTTACCGATTAATTCAACAAAATCAATACCAGTTTCTTCATCTTCAATTAAATGAACTAGGAATTTTTGACAAATTTGAAAACCAGGTCCAATAATAAAGTCTGCTGCTGTTACATATCCAGAAGCATTCAATTTAGTTGCAAAATCATAAAATAAAGCACCAATAAATGCCTCAAAACAATCTTCTAGGTATTTATCTTTATTACGAGCATTATTTTTTTCATCTAAATGCCTTGAAATTAAAATAAATTGACCAAAATTAACTT